AGTGAGGTAGTCCCAGTCGACATCGCTGCGGAACAGCTTCGAGAACGCGGCGGGAATGTGGATTCCCATGTCCTTGTCCTTGGGCCCCGCCTCCAGAACCAGCACCTGGTCGTTGGTGCGCTCAGCGAGCCGGGTGGCCAGCGGAGCCCCCGCCGATCCCGCGCCCACGATGACGTAATCAGCTGTCAGGTCCTCAACCATGAGGGGGACGGTAGCGGACTGGACACCGCGCGGGGAAGCTTCTGGTACAGGACGTCCCAGGTGCCACCCTGGCGCGCTTACGGGTACACCCGGTAGCAGTTCGTCCCTCCGATGCCGAGCACGTACACGGTGTCGCATCGAGTGAAGCTGCCATCGGGCGCGAAGTCCGATTCGCACACGCCGCCGCCGTTACCCCACACCACAACCTTGCCGCAGGGCGCCGCCGCGGCGGGACCGGCAAGGGCAATGCCCCCGGCCGCCAGTACGGCGGCGATGCCCAGTGAGGCCAGTGCTTTCCTCATGTCAATCGCCTCTTCTTCGTGCCCCCGGCCTCACCGCGACGCCGGACATACCCGTAGAACGCTTCCGTTTTTGGAAAAGTTTCCTAAAAAGGAAGGTTTGTTACGATGGCCACATGCCACCGCCCAATGGCCTGCGCGAGCAGAAGAAGTCCGAGACCAAGCTGGCGTTGAGCCGTGCCGCACTGGAGCTGGCACTGGAACGCGGGGACCTCGCCGCCGTCACCGTCGACGACATCGCCGACGCGGTACGCGTCTCGTCCCGCACGTTCCGCAACTACTTCACCAGCAAGGAAGACGCCGTCTTGTTTTCGTTGCGCGGGATCGAGGACAACGCCGTCGAACTACTGCGCCGGCGCCCCACTGAGGAGCCGGTGATCGACTCACTGGAAGCCGTGATGCTGGATCTGGCGACCTCCGAGGCATTCAGCACCGCAGTGGCCGTCACGCGGTTGTCCGCACAGAATCCGGGCTTGGCCGCACACGACGCGGCACGGTCCGACGACGTGGGAACTGTGGTGCTCGCCGAAGTCAGTCGACGCACGGGCCTGGATCCCGATACCGACCTGTATCCGCGATTGGTCTGCAACGCCGCGTACGCGGTACTTGGCACCGTGATCCAACTGGCGGTATCCGATTCCACCGTGCCCAGAAACCCCGGCGAACTTGTCGCCCAAGGCTTTCAGCGTCTGCGCGATGGCCTGATATGACCCTGGCGTCGGACCGGATCGACGCCGGTGCCGTGGTGCTCCGCAAGGCGCGCGACACGGATCGCGACGCGCTGATCGAGATCATGACCGACCCGGACGTGCGGGCATATCTCGGTGGGCCACGCCCCCGGGCCGAGATAGAGCGCATTCTCGATGAACGCGGAACTCAGGCGGCCACCGCGGCAGCAGGGGCGTTCGTCGTAGCCGACAACTCCAACGACCGGTTCGCCGGAACCATGGCGCTCGAGCGCCGGCATTCAGAGCTTCCCGGACACGTGATTCCCGATGGCGACGAGTTGGAGCTGTCCTACGTCTTCCGCCGCGACTCCTGGAGGAAAGGCTGGGCCTACCAGGCCGCGTCCGCGCTACTGAGGGCGGCTGCCGCCGAACTACCCGATCAACCGGTGATCGCGGCGACCCAAAGCGCGAACACGCGTTCCCTCAACCTCCTGCGGCGGTTGGGGTTCGAACCAGTGTCGACCTTCGTTCAGTTCGACGCCGAGCAGACCTTGGCGACGGCTCCTCTGCATCGCCTCGCACGAGATCACGGGCGCGGCTGATCCAACAATTTGGCGATGCCGTACAACTCGGTCGCCTGAATCTCTTTGACGACCCGGAGCAGAATCCGTTCATCGACATCGTCGAGATTGACGCCCCTATTCGTCACCGTCAACAGAGTGCCGCCCTCGTGCTCGCGAAAGGCCACATGACGCGTCCACCGCGCCGACTGACCTGTAGACGCGTGGGCTAGCAGACCCAAGGTCAAATGCTCGTAGGGAACGGCGTCGAGAAACTCAACCTCGAATACGCCGTTGAACCGCGTGCCCACCACGGGAACGGTCGTCATCGTGAAAGCGCTCCCCACGGTGACATCGACCGGCGGGGCATCAGGCTTGCCCCACCACGAAGCCGGATCGACGAGAGCCGACCACACCTCATGGGGTGGGTGCGGGAAATATCTCTGAATCTGTGTCATTGCTTCTCACTCACTCGTGAAGAAGTCCTGGTGCGCCCGAAGGGATTCGAACCCCTAACCTTCTGGTTAGGGGTTCCCAAGTCGCCTGCGTCTTCCGAGGGTGCGATCACAGATCTGGGCGAGTATCGCAAGGCTCGACGCATCATCCGGCGTAACACGCCATCGCGTCAAGAGCCCGCAGTCGCGTGAGCCTACGACACATTGGCCGCGTCCGACTGGAGGTACCGCCGGGCACCGATCACACCGGCCAACGACAGTGCTGTGAAGCTGACGAGCTGGATGGTCCAGACAATGGAGTAGGTGGCTTCCAGCGGCCAGCGGAGCGTGTACATATCGACACGATCCAGCACCATGAGCAGCGGGTAGAGCGCGCCAACAACACCGTAGATCCCGAAGAGCCAGAACAGGGTTCGGTTCTCAACACCCCGCTTGGCCCCGATGACAGCGGCGATGTGAGTGGGCAGCAGCCCGATCGCCAGCAGCCACGAGAATACATAGCTGGGCGGGCCGGGGATGGTCTCCACCACGAGACTCGGCGTTGTCGAGAGGTTGGTGATCAGGTACACGGCACACATGCCGATGATCGACACCCATGTAATCACCAGTGCCCAACGGGTATTCAGGTCGGCGACCTCGCACGTGGTGCGCGCGAAGATGTACGAGGACGCGACCATGAGCACGTAGGTGATGATCTGCGAGAGGTTGGCCCAGCCGGTCAAGTCCATCAGCGGCGGATCGAGGGTGGTGACGAGGGCGCTCACAAGCTGGGAAATGCTGGTCACCCACAGCCCGATGGTCAGCAGCCACGGCGCGTGTACGACCGTCCGGTAGATAGCCGAAAGCGCCAGAACCACAGCGCAAGCCGTGCCGAGTGGGTCCATCAGAAACCTTTCTCGAAGATCTCAGCAGCGGTGGGCAGCCTCTTCGGCCGGTCGGGGGTATCGCGGATGGCTTCGGCGATCACTTCCAGCAGATCGGCATTCAGGGCGTTAGCGATCATGTCTGCGTCATCCAGGCCGATCGGCTGCGTACCGGTACGCCGGGACCCCAGTAGCCGCGACACCTTGTCGGCGGTGTAGCCGGTGCGCTTGGCAATGGTGTGCTGGTCAATCTGCTTCTTGGCGGCGATTGCTCGTAGGACAGCACTGACAGCACGGGACAGGGGATGTGGGCGCACAGGTAACAGAATAGACGCAAATTTCAATAACCTCTGGCATTTTTTAATAATCGCCGCTATCGTCCGTTTTCTAGTTACGTCGGGGAGGCGCTACTTTCAAGCAAGGGGGCTTGCACCAATGTCGAAAACGCTTGTCGTAGAGGGGTATTCGCAGCACTATACCGGCGTCCGCGCCAAGGCTAGGGGGCCTCAGCGATGACGGTGCGTGCAACCTCAGGACCGGCACCGCTACCGGTCCCGCGCGAGTGGCAGCCGCTCGTAGACCGTTACCGGCTCACCCTCCAGGCCGCCGGGTATCCGAAGACCACCATCGGCACCCGGATGTCCCACATGAACCGGATAGCCAGGTCCTTGGCGATACCGCCCGAGGCGGTGACACACGATCTACTCGAGGTTTGGTTCGCTCACCAAACCCAGTGGGCGCAAGAGACACGGCGCGGCTATCGCACGTCGGCGACGAAGTTCTTTGGCTGGGCCCACGCGGCAGGCCATATACCGATCGACCCGTCCACGAAGCTACCGTCAGTGAAGCCGGGGCTACCCGCACCGAACCCCGCGCCTGACCGCATCTGGAAGGAAGCCCTCCTCGCGGCCGACGCCAGAACCACCGTGATGCTGCACCTCGCCTGCGGGGCCGGGCTCCGGCGGGCCGAAGTCGCACAAGTCCACACCGATGACCTCCGGGAGGGCTTCTCCGGGTACCAACTGCTCGTGCACGGCAAGGGCGCCAAGGACCGCCTGATCCCGATCTCAGACGAAATCGGCGCGATGATCCTCGCCGGGCCGGGCGGCCACACCCCCGGTCACGGCGACAGGGGATTCCTATTCCCTGGGGCGGATGGCGGCCACCTCTCCGCACGGTGGGTCGGAAAGCTCTGCGCGGCAGCGATGCCGGGGGTTTGGACGATGCATAAGCTGCGGCACCGGTTCTCTACCCGCGCATACCAGCGCACCCGGAACCTCCGCGCCCTCCAGCAGCTCCTCGGGCATGCGAGCGTCGCCACGACGCAGATCTACACTGCGGTCGATGACGACGAAATGCGGGAGACGATGCTCGCCGCTACTGACACCAGCCCGCGCCCTTGGACGCGGTGGGCGAGCTCTGCGGCAGGAGTTGTAGTTGCGGCCAGCGCCGCGACACTAGCCAGTCATGCGGTGTCGCTAGTACCTTAACCGCTATGGACCTGCGGAAACTCGGCTTGTGTGCGCTCTCAGCGGTGGCGCTGGCTGGATGCAGTCAGCCTGCCGGCCAAACTGCTGCCGGCGGAAGCACGGTCGTCACGTCGGTGATCGTGTCGGTACCGGCGGCGGCGCGGGAAACTGTCACCGTGACGGCGCAACCAACTTCCGTAACCCCGGAAGAGGGCGACCCTAACGACCAGGCGTTCATGGCCGTACTTGTACAGCACGACATCAACGTGGGCAGCCGCGCGCAGTCGATCGCACTGGGACACAGGGTCTGTGAGTGGTTCGAGGAGCGGCCAGACAATGACTTGGCCGCCGCCGTGAAGGGCATCGTCCAGAGCTACCCGAAGATCTCCCAGGAGCAGGCTGCACTCTTGGCTGGCGCGGCGGGCCGCGCGTACTGCCCGGACACTCAAATCAGGTAGCGCCCATAAACGACAAAGAGGGCCAGCCCGTAGCGGGCTGGCCCTCTTGCGGATCTCGGCGTTACCGGCGAGCTGCGGTGAGCATCGCGTCTACCCCGGTGGCCGCGAAGTCGTTGGAGCGGTCAACGTCCTCGATCTCTTGAGCGTAGGAGGTAACCGCGTGCATCACTCCGCCAGCGGTGAGCTGGCCGCCCTTGATGAAGTGATCGAGGATGCCCTTCATTTCGTCCTGCGAGTAGGCAAGCTTCTTGCCTACGGCCTCGATGGCGCCCTGCGCGTCTTCCAGCGGAACGGTGCTGGTCTGCTCCAGCTTGGCGACGGTGCGGGTGACGTAGTCCACGTTCATGAACGAGGTGACTGCGTCCTTGACCTGCTGCTTGACCAGCTCGTTGGATGCGTCGATGGTTTCGGTGGACCATTCGATCTGTCCTTCATCGAGCTTCTTACCGAGGTGGACTTTCCGCATGGCGTCGGCGTTGATGGTCATGCCGTTGTCGCACACCAGGACCCGCAGCTCTGGGGTGATGGTGAGTGCGCCGCCACCGGTTTCGCTGTTGGTGACGAGGAGGCCCGCGTACACCAGCTTGGGGTTCTCGGCGGCCTCGCCACCGTGGCCGGTGCCCTGGAACGGTGAGCGGTAGTTCTCCAGCAGCTTCTCCGCTTGAACGCCGTACTCGCGGGCCGTGACGCGGAGATACAGCCGGTCATCGGTGAGGTCGCAGCTGCGGATGTGGGTCTCGTTGAGACCGGCAGCCTGCATCCCGTCCAGCAGCGCGAGCACGGTGTCGAGGTTGTCGCGGATGCCGTACTTGTCCGAGAGCACCGCGCGGACGATTCCGTTCGAATCGGGGTAGAGGGGGTCGGTGCCGTAGAGGGTGCGGACGAGAACCTTCTTCTCGGGATCGGCCATGATGGCCAACTCGTTGAAGTTGGTGTCCAGCAGCTCGACGTGCTGCGCGCGCAGCTTGCGGACGTACTTGGTGGGGATGTCGAGCACGTTCCCCAGCTGAGCGTCGGCCAGTCCGGTCATGCGGAACGCGCCGTTTACCTCGGTCACCCCGCGCTCATCGATGTGGGGCTCGAAGCCGTCGAGGATGAGTTCGCCGTGCTCGAAGTGGATACGGGACATCGGGACCACGAGGTCGGCCTTGTGGGCGTGCTGGTGTTGGAGGAGTTCCACCAAGGAGGCGAGGTCGCCCCGGCGGAGGGTGCGTTGCGGGAGAGCCGGGAGGGTGGCGGGAGCGGTCATCTGAGCATTCCTTTCGAGTATTCAGCGAGGCAGCGAACCATTCGCTAAACTGACTTGAAAAGTATAGCGCGCTTTACCGACGCAGCGCTATCTTGCTGCATAAACAACTCATTTCCCCAGTTCGCATTATTGCCTTGTCCCTATTTGCCCTGAGCAGCACTCACCCAGCCACGGAGGGCCTGTCGCGGTAACGCGACCAGGAGGGGGTGGTAGAGGACGGAGCGGGGCCGGTGGTTACCGGGTGCCGCGCCAGATCTGCCCAACGCGCTGCTTGGTCAGGCCAGCGGCCTCACCAATCTCAGGCTGGGTCAGGCCGAGGTTCTGGCCATCCTTGATCGCTTCAATGAGCAGCGACTCAGCGCTCTCGCGGCGCGCACGACGCCGGGCGATGAGTTCCAGGTGTGCCACCTGCTCCTCGCTCAGCTTCCGCTCACGCACCATGCGGCGAAGTATAGCCCGCTTTACCCATCAGCAAACGAACGAAGTCCGCCCCCCGGCCCGAAGGCCAGAGGGCGGATCAACCGGGACAAGATCAGCTGAGGGCGGTCACCGCGTCATGTGCGGGTCTGAATACGCCGTAGCGCCACTATCAGCTTGACGAGCGCGTAGCCCAGCCCCACGTATAGGACGCCGCGTACCTGACCCCGCCACGGGTAGTCCTGTCCCCACCACACGGAAACTGAATTCTGAGTGAGCACTAGCGACAACACGAGGTAGATGCTCACCGTAACCCGCCCGAGAGGCCTCACCCACCACGCCGACCGAAGCACGTACAGGAGGGTGAACATCCAAGAGAACACCGCCGCCACCGTGAGCGCGACATCGGCCACGGTCTCCGGGTTCAGCCAGATCATCGGTACGAAGGCCAACGCCGCGACCACCGCCGCGTGCCGCAGGCGTACCGGGTTCCTCATCTTGCCAGCCTCCGTCTCATGGTTCGTTCCCACGCTTCCGCAAACCCGTTGCTCTCCATGAGCATTTCGGCGCGGCGCTCAATTTCTGCGGCCTGGTCCAACCGCTGCTGCGCGTCGTGCCGCTGCGCCAGCGCATCCTCCACCCCCGCCTCGTCCGGGCGGAGCCGCTTCCCCCACATCAGGTTTCGCCATTTCATGGCCGCTCCTGCTGAATAGACTCAATCGCCCTCACCGCGAGCTGCGCCGGGGCCGCGTACTTGTCCACAGCTCCAACCAGATTCTTGGTCGCTTCGCGGAGGTATTCGATCTCGTCGTCCTTGGAGGCAACGAGCCTGTCCACCGCGCCTTTCGGCACCAGACGGTCAGTCATGATCGCCCACACCACAGTGATTGCGAGGAAGAGGAACGCCCCGGCGAACATGAAATCGTCAGGGCTATTCAGGAGGGGCGACATCGGCCCGATGGCGAACATGTAATCCTCTCCGGGGCGGTTGAACAACCGCCACATCGCCCTCATCTACGCGGCCACCAGCGCTTCCAGGCGCTTGGTCGCCACGTCACGCATGTGTTTGATGCCGTACTGCCAGTACGTCATTCCTGTCCCCGGGCATTCGTTCAGGTGGTAGGTGACGTGCGGGCCGGTACCGCGAGCCACGAACAGGCCGCCGTTCCAGATGGCCTTAGCCAATGCGGGAATCTCGCGGCCGGGGTTCGTGATTAGCTCCAACAGCTGCTCTGGCACAGTGTCTTTACCGGTCCAGCGGCGGAACACCGCGTTGAAGATGGCGCGCTCCATCTCGCCGACATCACCGTCCGGGCAGGTGGTGTACAGGTCGCCGCGCTGCGCCAGGTTGATGCAGTACGACTCCTCGGCGAGTTCCAACTGCGGGTCGATCCCGTGCCCGCCGGGGTCGGTGTTGCCCGCGTAGGCCCCTGAGGGCCGCATCGGGTTACCCCAACTGGCAGCGGCAATGAAGTCCCTATACCGGGGGTGGAGGTCGCCAGCGCGGAGCCGGTTACGGATGCGTCCGCCGACGATGCTGCCCTGGCTGTAGTCGAACATCGCGAACGGGCCGGGGCAGATGCTCCGGTCATTGATGAGGCGGAGCAACTCCGCCTCGCCCTCATTCACGGAACCGTCCATGGGTACGGCAGTCGCCGGGTAGTTTCCAACCGGCTGCCACCAGAACAGGTCCAGGCATTCCCGCGCGGCGTCCGCCGGCAGGCCGATACCGAATGGGTCCGCCTGCCCTGTCCCGTGGATGGAGAACAAGGTCGGGAAAATACCGAGGCGGTGCAGGTCTGCATCCGTGACCACACCCGTCTGGGGTTGTCCGGTGCGGCTCTGGTATTCGCGCTGCACCTTGTCGTCGTCGTAGCCGAAATACGAGTCCACCTTCAACGTGCTGCCGTCCGCCGAGAGCGCGTATCCCCGGTATCGGTTGACCATCGTCTTCTGCCAGGCCGCAGTGACGAGGCCGTTCGATCCGACCTTGAGTGGCATCAGTTGCCCGGCAAGATCTGGTCGAGTGCCTGCTTCGCCAGCGGGCCGACACCGGGAACGCTGCCGAACGCGTCAGTGGCTACCTTCTTCACACGGTCGAGGTCAGCCTGCGCTTGCGCAGCTGTGTCGATCAGCACGGGGATACCGTTGAGGACTTGGTCCACGGGTGAGGCAGCCGCGTCGTGGATTCCCTTCTTGAGCTGCTTGCCCAAGATGACGCCCGCCGTACCGGAACCGACAGCGCCGATCAGGGTGCCGAGGGTGACCACGAGGTTGTTCCATTGGCCCCCTTGGTCGGTGCTCAGGACACCGAGCGCAATCAGGATCGGCACCACTGCGCCAACCAGGCCGGAGAACAGGTAGTAGTACTGGCGAATCTTGTCGGTCATGACGAAGCTCCGTTCTGTGAGATAAACGCGTGTAGTAGTTCGGGATTCGTTGACTCCAGGTAGGCAAGGCCCTCCTGGAGGTAGTCGGCAGGAACCTTCTTCAACATCCGCTTGGCGTTGGCGATGAACTCGGGCGAAGTGTTCGCGCCCAGTCCCGCTGCCGAGCGGACAAGGCGCCGAATGGAATCCAGGTCACCGACCTGAACGGCCTTCCACTCGGTGTACAGCTCGTGCAGCATCAGGTCCTTGTTGCGGTCGATCCGGCACCAGGTGCCGATGTTTCCTTCGCCGGGGTCGCGATAACCGGAGAGGGATTCGTGTTCCTGGGTCTGCTCCCGGAACACTCGGTCCCATTGGTCTTGTGGTACTTGGGCCATGTCGTCTCCTTCCTGGATGAGTTCGAGTAGCCGGTCGCCCAACGCGGTTGCGCGGTTGTACCGGTTCTGGCGGTCGGGCAGGCCGTTGTAGCCGCCGTTGATGAGGTAGGTGACGCCGTTGAGATCGGCGCGATCGCAGAGCGCGTTGATGTTGGCCCGGGCCACGGTCCAGTACCAGGCCGGGCCAATACCCGCGTACTGGAGTTCGGCCAGCTCGCGGGGCCGGTCCACGAAGTAGGTGGGGGTAGGGATGAGGCCATTCTGGAAAGCCCACCGGGAGAATGCCGCGTAGTTCTCGCGCCAGGTGATCTGAATCCAGGTACGCCCCAAGTATTTCCACCGCTCGGTGGCTCCGCCGTCGCCCTTCTCGTACTCTTCTGTGGCGTTGAAGTTGTCGGACTCATGGCCTATCTGAGCGAGCCACATTGCGATGCGTCGGGGACTCACGCATTCGCTCAGGCGTAGGCCCTCGGCCACCTGCGGCAGGATCGCCGCCGCTCTGGCGATAGGCAGGCCCGTGGCCTCGGCCAACACCTGAGCGTTCCAGCTGCCGTCAGTGGTTCCCCGTTTGTACGTCGAGAAGCCGTCAGCGCGGATGAACTTCGCGATGAACTCGCGGCAGAGGTCTTGGTTGGCGTAGGTCCCGTACCCCATCTGGAAGTGCATGCTGTCCTTGGGCGTGGACCAGTCGTTGCCCCAAAACACGAGCTGCACACCCTTGTAGGTGTAGAACTTGAGCAGGTCACGTATCGCGGGTACTTGGTCGCCGTGGATCAGGCTGGAGCCCTTCCACCCGGCAGTAGGGTCGCTGGCCTCCGGGCCCATGGGGTGATCGGTCCAGTTGTAGTCAAAGGCTGTTCCGCCCAGGTGGTTTGAAGTGGCAACGCTGTTGGTGGGTGTCCATCCGCCTTCGTCTGTGCCGCCCCGCGCGTTGTATACGGATTCGATACGGGCGTTGAGGTCTGCGGCAAACGTCTTCAAGATGATGTTCGGGATGCCCCGTTGGAGCGGGATTCCTACATCTGTTCCAGGGATGGGGTTGGTGTCGCATTCCGCGATACTGCATGAGGGCCAACCGTTTTCGGTGATCATCAGTAGTTCGCTTCCATGTCGTGCTTTGACTCGTACACGAAGAGAGCGACACCCAGCGCCACGCCGAGGAGAGCGCCGATAGCGACGCCTCCGACTATCGCGAGCGCCTTGGGGTAGTTCGAGGTGCCTATCATGTTGTTCTCCAGTCGTTTTAGGGGAGACGCCACAGGACTAGGGCGCTGAACAGGACAGCGCGGCGGTGGGGCCACTTCGCGGCGCTTCCGCCTCGGCAGGGGTGATCGACCACGGGCCGCTCGCAGATCGGGCAGCGGTCCTCGGGGTGGACTTCGTTGAAGGCGGGTAGGTCGGTTCCGTACTCGTCGCAGAGGGCGAGCACTTCCCGGATCACGTTCCTGCGCGTTGTATCTCGTTGGAGACGAACAGGTCTCCGTTCTTGATTGGCCGGATATCGACCAAGGTCCGAATGTCGAATACCAGGGGATGCTCGGGCTGGGACATTCCCACCGGGGCGCCGCCTACCGGCTCCATCCAGTAGGTGAAGAACGGGTACCGGCCTGCGGGGGCGTGTGCGACTGCCGAACCCTCGATGGTGCCGTTGGGGGTTGGCTGCCAGTTGATTTGTCCGCGCTGGTAGTCGGGGTGTAAGGGTTCGCGTCCGTCTTCCAGGGCCAACCCGATGTACACCGGCCAGACGACGATCTGGAGCAGGCCATCGGCTTTCGAGGGGGCGGTCACGCCACGCCCAGCGAGGGCGTGAGTACCAGGTTTCCGGCGGTGGAGAAGATGGCTTGGGTGACAGCGCAGTTGTCGATCATGTTGGCGGCACCGACCGCCGAAGCAGACGCCAGGATGGCGTAGTTGATCGTGGATGCAGGGACCGGGATGGTCACCGCCGAGCCGGTTACCGCGCCGCCGGAGCCGGATGTCCAGGTGGTTTGTGCGCGTGCGTAGCCGCCGCCGGTAGATTCATTCGCGGGTGTTTGCGAGGTTCCCGGTGAGGCGGTTGCCGAGCCGATCCAGTTGCCGAGTGCCTTCCACGCGTCAGCGAGCGATTGGCGTGTCTGGGGTACTTGTATTGCCACGTGGGTTGCCTCCGTTGTCTATTGGTATGCGCGGCACCAGGCTTGGCCGTTGCCGCCTAGTCCGCCTTGGGTGCGTGAGCCGAAGATTCCGCCGTTGCCGCCCGCGCCTCCGGCGCCGGGCTGGGCTCCGGCTCCTGCGTTGCCTGTTCCGCCGTTGCCGCCCGTGTAGCCGACCCCTTGAAAGGTGAAGTTGCCTGGACTGCCACCGTTCTGGCCGGACTGGGTGCCGCTTCCGCCGGTCGCGGTGACGGTGACGGTTTGGCCCGCAAGGTTCTGGTATGTCAGTACGGTGTTGGTGCCTGCGGTGGGCCCGGCGTTATCGCTGTTCGCAGGCCGTGCCCCGCCCCCTCCGACATTGATGGTTAGTGTGGTTGCGGTCCAGGAAATATCGACGCCGCGTTCCAACCGCACGCCTTGCCACTGGCCGGGGTTGCCGCCCTTACCGGCGGTGTTGACTGCGCCGTTGCCTGTTTGGCCGGATGCCCCGCCGCTGATGAAGACGACATCTATGTAGCGGCACCAGTAGGGGATGTTGTAAGTGGCGGAGCCGGTGCTGCTGAATGTCTGTGTGGCTGGAGACATTGCGGGGAATGCTGCGGAACAGGCCATTGTCCCGACGCCTGCGAGTGGGGCGCTGAGTTGGTATTTCTGGGCGACTTGGGCAGCGAGTGTGCCTACCCCGGTGAGGGCTGCTCCGAGGGCGTACGCCTGTGACATCTGGGCGGCCATCGTGCCCGTCGCCGTGGCTCCTGCCGGCCGGAGGAGCTGTTGGAGTAGCTGCACAGTGAGTGAGCCCGCAGCGGCGAGCTGCGCGCTGCGGTCGAGCCGAACCCTTGCGTCGGCGGACATGGTTCCGGCACCGGACATATCGGCTTGTCGTGCGTAGATCTGCCGGATATCGACTGTGAGGGCGCCCGCGCCTGCGAACTCTGCCGTGAGGCTGTATATCTGGGAGACTCCGGCGGACAAGTTGCCCGCGCCCGCCATATCGGCGCCGATGGTGTACACCTGCCCGACCTGGGCGGCCATTTGCCCCTCGGCGTGGAGCGTGCCTAGCCGCTCGGGTATCCAGAACCAGCTCTGGGACGGTTTCGACGGGTCATGCGGTGGGTCCTTCCACCAACTCCGCTGCGGCTCTCGGCTTTCCGCTGGCGGATTGGGGGACCAGGACATCTATTCCTCGACGGGTGGCGTGGGGTCCAGAAATTCGAGATACTCCTCAACGCTGCCTTGAACTGTCAGGGTGTACGGACCCGCGAATACCAATTCGACGCCGCCCGAGTCGTTGCGCATGCTCAGGTTCAGTGGCTTGAACCACACGTCCGACCCATCAAGGCCCTTAGCTTTGATAAACCCAAACTTTCCCTGCTCGAAATTCATTGTCTCCCCTTTAAATTTGGCTTCGGTTGAGCAAGGCCAGAGACAGATAGGTCGCGGTACCAGCCGAGTCTCCGGTGACTTGCCGAGTGCTCGCATTGGACCCGAGGACTTGACCGCCGCGCACAACGTCCCCGGCGTTGAGGTAGATGACAAATGAGTCCGACAATGACAGGACGGGAATGGTCAAGTCTACGCTGCCGTCGCTGGAGTTTGACCGCGAATACTGCTGCGGTAAACCAAGTTTCGATGGTGTTGTGGTGCTATTGACGAAGATCGCCGGGTTCGCCTGTCCTGAGCTATTGGTCGAGTTCGTGAAGATATTCGATTTGGTGGAGAGCTTCGCCAGATACCATCCGCTCAGCGATACCGTCATGGTGCCGTTGGTCAAGTTGCATGCGATGTCGGGGGTCGCTGACTGAACCACCGAGTAGAAGCTGTTGGGCAACACCGTTGTGCCGGTGGCGATTGTGACGTTCGTCGCGCTGGTGCGTGCCATGGTGGCGCCGGAGCCCAGGTATACAGGATCGACATAGTCCGACAAGGTGATCGCCGCGACCCGGAAGCTGTCGTAGGTGGTGGTGCCTTGGAACCATCCGTTGCTCACGGTGGCGCGTTGCATGACGAACCCGCCGCCGTATCGGGCGCTGGCGCCGAACGTCACAGCAGAAGAGGTGACCGAGAGGACTGTGTTGCCATTAACGGCCAGCGTCCATGTCGTGCCGACGTTGTGTACCTCTACCAGGGAGCCTTGCCCCAGCGCCCCCGACCAGGTACCACCGGAGAAAGCCGTGAATGTGATGCTGGCGCCTGATCGGGTGTAGCTGCCGATGGTGGCGCTAGCGTTGTCGATCTTGAGGCATGCGCCCGCCGTGTATCCCGAATCTGAGTGGAACAGGTGGTATTCCGGCGCGTTGAGTGATCCACCTTGATCTCCCAACACCACCGCGAGACTCTGATCATCGGTGCTGTACTGCTTGTTGCAGGTGGCAACATACGTGCCGTCTGGCTTGGAAGCGGCGATACCGGCGTACCCGTTGTTGCCACGCACTTTCAGATCCGAGCCGGTGAACACGGCGGGAAGGGCGGCACCATCGGCGCCGCCGAAGACCGTCGTGTAGTTGAGGCCACCCCCGGCTGCATTCTGCTGCCCCTGCGATTTCGCGAGCTGCGCGTTGGCCGCAGCAGCGGCGGCCCCGGCTTGGTCCGCTATCTGCTTGACCCCGATGAGGCTGTTCATGACCGCCACCAGATCGAAGCCGCTACCGTTCTGCCCTGTGGCCGCGTTGACGATGCCGTCCTTGAGCGATCCGATACCCGTTGCAGCTTCGCTGATCAGTCCGGTGATCGCAGAACCGGCCAGCTGCCCTGAGTTGTTGAGCCCCTGAGTCTTGTTGTTGTTGCCCGTGAACCAGTCTTTGACTGACTGGATTGTCGAGTTGATCGGCGTGACAACAAGACCCGCGAAGATGTCACGGATTTGGTTGAGCTGGGCATTCAGGTCGGGTAGGTCAGTGACCTTGTTCTGTGGCAGAAGCGGGATGTTGCCGAGGCCGAGGAGTCCGAGGACCTCTGCGGCGTCGATCTTGCCGTCCGCGCCTATCGCTTGGAGGCGGCCTGTGATGTCAGAGATTTCGGCGTTGATCTTCCCGCCGACAGTGTCGAAGAACTCCTTGAAGCGGTCGAGGCCAACCTTTTCGGCAAGCTGGGTGAATGCCTCACCGATGTCGTCGGTGAACTGCTGGAGTTGCCCGACGAGGTCTTGCACGTAGTCCAGCGGTAGCTTGCCGACCTTGATGGCGTTCGCGTCATCGAACCAGACGAGACCGGCTGTGGCGTCTGCTGTTACCTGGAGGCTGACCCTGATGGCGTCCACACCTGCTGGTACCGGGAAGGAGCCGGTGAGGTGTTCCCAAGTAGTTGAGTCGGCGGTGGACGGCTGGAACGAGGCTATGACGGTTCGGACGGGTTGTCCGCCGGACATCACCGGGGCGCCGTTCAGGTAGTGCGAGGCGATGAGCCGTATCGGGTTGGTTCCGGCTGGCGCGGAGAAGCTGGACCACTGCGCCCACGACTCCAGCGTCATCTTCTGCCCCGCGACTACCGGGATGTCGTTGGAGTGCAGGATCTTCATGACGCCGGAGACGACGGCCTTCACTGAGCCGAGCGGCCCGGAGCGTCCTACCGTGCCGTCCCAGGACCAATCGGGGTTGTCTTGAAGGGTTTTCGCGTCATCGAACCCGCCGTTGAGGATGAGGTTCGGGAACCACTCCCCGATCTGTGACAGCGGAATCAGCGGCAGGAGGCCCGGCTTGATCCACGACAGCACGTTCGAGAGGGAGTTCTGGAAGTCCTCCAGCCAGCCCACGATCTCCGGTATCGGGTTGGCCGCGATGCCGAGGAGGGTGTCGATGAGCCGTTTGAGTTCGGCCTGGACCTTCTCGTTGAGCTGCGCGATGGCCTTGCCGACATCCTTGACGTTCTTGCCCAACACTGACGCTGGGTCCTGCGCAAGCTGATTGGTGGGGTCGTAGTCGGCCTTGAATCCCTGTGGGACTAGATCGACCGCGCGGGGCATTAGACCGGCGTCACCTGGACGTACAGCTGGGCGTTCGCCTTGTTGAACTGGTACGCCCCAGCGAGGCCGTCGTTGTACAGGTTGACGTACAGAGTGCCTTGTACCCCAGTGTGGTTCGCGGGGACCAGCGCGTACGAGTTGTCCGGGGTGATCGCGATGGTTGGATCGGCAGTGCTGGAGGCGTGGGGCATCATGTGCGCCCAGGAGGCCGTGTTTCCGAATCCGCGGGCAATCAGCTGGCCGGAGGTGGGGTGGCCGAGCCTGATCTCGCAGCCGATGATCAGCGGATCGGAGTCCAGCTCCAGGCCGGTGGCCTTGATGTGCCCAAACACGATTGGCTTCCACGGGAACGGCTGGGCCGGTACCGCGAACGATCCGATGGGAGCGCGGGTGGAGATGCCCTGGTAGTTCGTGAACGCCGCCTCGGGCACCGTGTAGGGCCGGGGGATGATCGCGCCGATGGACATCGGTCGCCACTTGCCGCCGGGCAGAATGTTCGCGTCGAACGCGAGCACCTGGAGATGCGAAGGCGGGGTGGACATGTCCACATCCGGGGACTGCGACAGATTGCCGGCGGGACCCTGCGGGCCGCGCGGTACTGCCAGGTGCGCGATGACCGATGGAGCGTAGGGGCTGCCCGACTGCGACATGTAGGACTCGACGCCGCCGTCCGGGTCCAGAAGCTCTACACCCCAGGTGATGAGCGGGACCGGCCCCGGCGGGCCTTCGGTGCCCATCATGATGACGCGGTAGTGATCCCCGAACCACACATAGGCGCGGGAGCCGATGAGGTTGGTGCCGCCCTGCTGGTTGGTGACCACATTCACCGCTGGGGAGGTGCCGCCGGTCGCGGCACCGGTGATGGGCGGCTGGTTGAGTCCAGCCTTCGTGCCGGTGAAGGTCACCGCGTAGGGTCCGCCCGCGACACCGGCCACAGCGACATCGCCGGGCGCGATGTTGGCGAGCGCTTCAAGAGCGGCTTGCACAGCGGCGGAGGTAGCGCCTCCCGCGATAGAAGCCGTGGGTAGCCCGTCGTAGTTCAGGATGAATGACGTTGGGCCGCCGGTAACGGTGACGGTTTGGACCTCGTTGACAACGTCGTACTGGTTGATGACCCAGTACTTGCCGATGTCGTCATCGGTGTTCGTCAGGTTGGTGGGCAGGTCTTCGGGGTCGTCAATGGTGGAAACCTGCAGCCGCAAGGCGAAAGCGTGCTCACCGGCAGGGCCTTGCGGTCCGACGAGCGCCGGGATGACCAGTGTTGCTTGGTCGCCCGCAATCTCCATCGTCGCGACATGCCCGTCCGGGGTTTCCCCGTCCCCGACCACGGCATAGATGTGCGTCGTGGTGGTGAGCGACTTGAGGTACTGCATCAGGCCAAGCGGCTGAATCACGGGTGCTGACATCAGCTCTCCTCGGGTCGGGGTTCGTCGGTGTAGCGGACCTCGGCCTTTGTGTGCCACTGGGACATCACCATTGGGCCTTCTCCGTCGCGGCGGGCCGCGAGGCCGCGCACGTCCGGCGGCCGGAGCCGGTCTGCGCTGTAATCGCCTGGCTGGAGGTCGCGTTCGGCGTCATCGGGCGCCTTCACGTCCACCCAGGTGCAGGCGTTGGGGTAGACGCCCTCCAGATTGGTGAACCGGCGCTTTTTGATGAGCGGATCAGCGGAACGCCGGAAGCCGTACAGGGCAGCGGTCCACGCGATAGCCATCGGCGTGGACTGGGTCACCTGGTCGTCGCTGCCGGCCATGAGAATGTTCAGGTCGTGAGTCCGGCCGTTCTGATCGACCGGGTACTCCATGACCTCCAACAGCTCCAGGTAGGCGCGCTGAATATCGCGCATCGCCGCGACTCGCTGCGCCTTCTCCAAGTCGAGCCCGGCGTCGAGACCAATCTGTATGTCCGCCGGGATATCCCATGCCTCGCATTCGTCGGCTTCCGCGCAGACAGCTTGGTCGCGGGCGGACATTTGGAGGGTGTGCTGATCGGTCAAAAGATGGTCCCTTCGCCGAGGAAGTGGGACAGGGTTGTCCAAACGGCCTGCAACGCACGAAGACCCCGCGCTGCGGGGTCTTCTTTGTCGTTGTCGTCGCCGATCGCGAGGGACACAGTTACCGGGTCTTGGCGGGACCATGTCCGCTTTATCGCGGTGATCTGGTCCGTGAAGATGATTCCGTGCTGCTCGAACCCGGCCCGGTCACCGAGCCCAACGTCTACGTCGATGGCGTGGGGTCGTCCATTGACCACCTTGACCGTGAAGCCTTGCCAGGCACGGGTTTTGTAGTGGCCTACGCGGAGCGTCACGACACCGGAGAGGGTGTAGGCGGTGCCGCCGCCCTTCTCGAAATGCTCCTGCCAGGCCATGTCACCGGCCCATAAAGCTCGAGTTGGATCGGTGAACCGCATCCACGCCAGCAACGTATTGTCCAGCTGGCCTTGGTACAGGTTGTCCAAGCCTTCTGTGCCTTGAGCTTGGCCGTAGAACGCGATGGTCTGGGCTAGTTGCGATAGCGCATATCGGATAGCAAACGTCTGGGCTTGGTTGACGATCGCAGGCGACCGCGAGCCCGTCATGATCGTCTTGACCGGCCCCTTGTGCTGTCTTCGCTCGGACTCGATGATCCCGCTGAATTGGCCGTCGTACCAGATGGTCTTTGGCTTCTCCGGTGCGACGCCAAAGAGCTTGCGGAACAGAGGATCTGTCTCGCCGTCCTGGTTCTCGTCCAGGTTGATCAGCGTCTCCGTGATCATGTCGTCCAACGTGGCGCCGATGAGGTTGATGACGCCGTCTACGGCGGTGCCTGTCGGGCCGGTGACGCCGGACTTGTCCTCGATGGCGAAGACGATGCAGTTCCGGTGGGGGCGGGTGGCCTGGTCTACGAAGTCCTCGGCGACGGTTCCCCGGGCGATGTCCACGAGTTCGGTGTGCGGGGAGTCTTCGTCCTCTTCCAGCCATGTGTAGGCACGGAATCCGCAGCCCGCGTCCTTGAGCATGTCGTCCATTGCGGAGTGCCAGTCGGTCCACGCGGAGCCGATGACGGAGAGTCTGGATTGGTCAAGCAGCGGGTTGACGAACGCGACTTGCAGCGGCCACGACAGCGGATCCAGTCCGGTGAGTCCGCCGTTGAGCCATGAGAACGGGTTGAAGATGTTGGTCGGGATCGACAGCAGCGGGAAGAACAGTCGCGCCAGGTTGATGAACATGGAGGCGGAGAGGATGGTGCGGGTGTTGCCCGGAAGCACCCACATCTTGGGCAGCTGGACCTCGGGTGGGAAGATCGGATTCGCTGCGAACAGAAGGTTTTTCGCGTGCTGCCGGTTGCTGATGGCCTCCAGCTCAAGCGTGTGAATGCCGGAGCTGTCGCGCTTGGCGTTGATCCCGGTGATCTTCCCGCCCCATCGGGTTCGCCATGTTGGCGCTGTCGGGTTGGGGTCCACGACCAGGTGGAGGTCTTCGTGGATCTTCGTCTGGTGGAGGATGAAGTCGGTCAGCCAGTTCTCGTACCGGAGAACAACATTGGCTTGGCCGGAGTCGGACCACATCTCCTCCACTGAGGCCATCCGCTCGCCCGCGATCTGGGCGACCGGCTTCATGTTCTTGTCGAACAGGCGGAGCATCGGGCGCTGCCGGGCGGAGGCCTCGATGATGTCGCGGCGGCCCTTTACGTACCGGAACTGCGACATGGGGTCGCTGGGGTCTGGCTTCTCCTTCTCAGCGATGACCCGTTTGAACTGGTCGTTCATCCAGCGGGTGAACTCCAGCGGCGCCGTTACCAGTCCGGTATCGACGCCGTCGAGGAGGCTGCTCATCTAGCGTGACCTCTTATAGCGTTGTGGCAGCAGGACAGTGATCTTGGCGTTGGGGTCGGAATGCTTGACGCGGATGTGCGCGACGGTCTTTGGGGCGATGGCCGCCATGAACCGCTTGTCGAACCGCTTCCACACCGGTTCGCCGCTGGCCGCGAGGTCGTGCAGGAAGAAGTCGAGGATCTTGGACTGGCGGGCGATCTTGTAGAAGATGTTGTCTACCGGGTCATTTGATGCTGTGAGCGTGCGCTGGGTGGGGTCGGTATCCACGAGCACGTAGCCGTCTTGCGGTGTGATGAGTGGGAGCTCCACCATGCGTCCGGTGTCGCCGTCCTCCACCCATGCCTTGCCGGGCGGAATGATGAACTGTGTGAAGGACTTCAACTCGCCCCGGTTGGCGAGGGCTACGGTGCCCTCACCCTTGCCGTCATATTGGGCGGCGTTGGCCGGGGTGTTCTGCCATGTAGACCACAGCGAGGGCTTGCTGTAGTACGGCTTCTGGGCGAGCCATGTCAGGTTCCAGGTAGCGAAGTTGTTGCCGAATGCTACGGGGTCACGCTTGACCGAGCCGGTTACGGTTTTAGCGGGTCGGACCCTGATCCAGCGCCAGCCGGAGAACCGGGTGTAGATACCGAGCCACCCGTCGCGTTCTTCGTCTTGGCCTGCCCACCAGCGTGATTCGGCCATCCGGTACTGGTACTCGTTGAACGGGATGCCCTTCCCGCCGATCTTCACCCCGAGGTTGATCTCTCGCTTGAGGATGTTGACGCGCTCGACCGTGGTTCCGAGCTCGTAGGCGCCCTCGCTGAGTAGCAGCTCGAAAGGCCAGTGGTGCTCGCCCTCGATCTCCTCGGCGAGGTGTACGCCCTGCCGGCCAGCGAGGACACCGCCGTGCAGGTCGTAGCGGTACCCGTCCGGGGTGATGTAGATGACGCGGGTCTCCAACCCCTGCAAGCGGGGTGGCAGCTTCTCCCATACGTCGTAGGCCGCCATCTCTGCCTGCCGGATGAACCTCACGGTCGCGGCAGTCCTGACGCGTAGGTGCGGGAGCGTGCGTTCTGCTCGGTGTGTATCTCGGATTTCAGTGCAGCGGGGTCCATTCCCACGTTCCCGGTGATGTTGATGGACTGATCGACGCTCGGCGGTGCCTGTGTCTGGCTGTTGGGCAAGAAGTCGCTTACCTGCGGGAGCACTGACGCGATGGTGTCGCCTGCTGACGAGATGCCTCCGCCGTCGCCGAAGTTCATGCCGCTGAGGCCGCCGTCTTCGCTGCCGAGTGGGCCTCCGGCGAGGCCTGGGAAATTGCCCCGCTGCGGGCCGCCGAAGGCGTTCTTCGCCAGGCTGCCGAGGTAGTTCGCGCCTCCGGTGAAGAGCTTCCAGATGCCCCAATCCATTGGGTTGCTGAATATCTCGCCGTCGAAACCGAGGGCGTCCATGGCGCCGGAGAGCATGTCCTTCGCGAAGCTCTGTCCATCGGGTCCACTCCCCTTACTTCCCTTGTTGGCAGTGAACTTGCCTCGCTGTGCTTCGCCGAGGTCGTCACGGGCATCCCCTGCTTCGCGACGTGCCTTTGCGGCGTCGTTCTTGGCCTTATCGACCGCGTTCTGGGCCTGCATGACTTCCAGATCAGTTGCAGCCGCTGTGAGTTCCCGCTGCTTGGCTTCGGCTTCCTTGACGCGCAGATCAGCGTCTTTCACCCTCTGATCGGCGTCGGTGACACGCTCCTGCGCTTCCCGGACCTGCTTCGCATCTGGCCGGTAGTAGCCCGCGGTGCCGTCGTCGTCATAACCGGGAGTGGCGGGCATCCGCTGGTAGCCGTAGCCGCTGACTCCACCGCCACCACCTCCAAGACGGCTGTACGCGGCAGACGCAGCGCCACTCTTGGACTGGATCTCCGTCTTGTATGCCTGCCGGCCACCGGAGTAGGCCGCCTCGGCTGAGGCTGCACCGGGCGCCTGCTGGAGCCAAAAGATGTCCTTCCAGATGTCCTTGGATGAGCCTCCGCTACTGCGCTTTTCATCAAGGCGGTTGAAGAACTCCCCGATGTTCTTGTTGGGGTCGTCGCGGCCGACGTAGGAGGTGTCCTGCTGGAACACGCCGTGCCATGCTCCGCCCCCACCAGAGGCTTTCGGGTTCAGGCCGGACTCTTGCATCGCGGTGGACAGCACCGCGACTGCCTCGTCTTGGCTGTACCCGCGACGTGTTGCCTCCCCGAGGATCGCCGAGGCAACGTCATCTGGGCTGGATTCCGGAGTCAGCTGACCGAGGCCCACGGACTGCTGCTGTTGCCGCCCCCCACCCGGCATCTGCCCATAGCTGCCGATCTCGTGCAGGGCGGCCACATGGATGTGGTCCCCGTGCTGCTTCATCGTGGATTCGCCGTAGATGCGGCGTGCAGCTTGGCCTTCGGCGTGTTCGCCGTTGACGTTGTACCAAACCTTCTGCGGGTCATCGAAGATGATCTGTGCGAGCTGGTCACGCATAGACCAGAGCGCATCCAGGTTCCGGCGGGACGGATCAACGTCGATGGCCATGCCCTTGGGGTGGTAGCCGCCGTCTACGCCGTGATCGGTCTTGGCGCTGGTGAGTACCGCGCTCGGGTTTGATTCGCGCAGAGCCCGCAGGATGGACAGGTTTACCGTGCCGCCACCCATCCGGTTGAGCTCATCCTGGGAGACGTTGTTGAAGCCGCCCTGGTCGAACACGCCGAGCATCTGGCCGGTCTTGGCCCAGATGTCGATGGAGCGCTTCCCGCCCCTTATGGGTATGAATGCCTCACCGCCTGTGGATGGTTCGGCCCACTGCACCAGCCCGGCGCCAGCGACTGGTGGCTGGAACATCGCGGTGCGGGGTAGCTTTCCGCCCGCGAACGACGCAACCGAATCCCACACGTCGTAGATGCCGCCCCTGGCTCGGGGGGCGGCAGGCGGCGGCAACATCAGGGTGCTCCAGTCGCCCGGCGGTGGTGAGGAGGCGGGGGCGGGTGCTGTGATGTTCTTCTTGAAGTTGTCCCAATCCTCCTGTGCCTGCTTGGTATCCACGGTGACGGGGACTTCGAGCTTCTTGCCGCCTTGCTTCTGCCGCCACGCGTCGAGGGTCTTCTGGCCCTCTTCGGTGTTGGCGTTCACCTCGAACTTGCCGTCAGGCAGCTCCTTGACCTGGAGGCCGATCTTGGCGAGTTTCTCGGTGACCTCAGGGGCGTTCGAGTCGATGTAGACGGTCGTCTTGTCGTCACCGAGGGATACCTTTGCCTTGCCGAGCTTTTCGGTGAACTTGAGTGCTTCGGCGGTCTGGTTACCGGCCTCATCGAGCTTTTTGTTCAGCTCGTCAGCACCGCTGTTGGCGGCGTCCTTCCACTTCTTTGCCTTCTCGAACAGGCTGTCCGGTCCCGACTGCCAGGCAAAGAAGTCTTGCGCGCGTTTGAAATTCTGCTGTGCCTTGTCGTCGTTTCCGAGGACCTGGTCCCAGACGCCGCGCAGCTGCATCCATGTGCCGGCCACGTCGCCTGCGGCGGCTATGATGTCGCCGACCGCTGTCATCATGTCGGCAGCGAAGATGATGACGTGCCGCCCGGCGTCTACCGCGCCCTCGGCGATGAGCGAGAAGAACTTCACGATGTCGGATTGGTGCTCGCTCACCCAATCGCCTAGACCCCCAAGGGCTTCGTTCGTGAAGTCGAAAACCTCGCTGGAGAGGGGCTGCAAAGCGCCAGCGGCCTTGTTCTTGAGGATCTGCCACTGCTGCGCGAAGTCATCGGTGGCGTCCACGTCTTCCTGGATCGTGGTGCCGGTATGCGACAGCGCCTCATCGAGCTTCTTGACATCGAAGACTCCACGCCGGATTGCATCCACGAACTGCAACCCACCTCGGCCGCCAAATAGCTTGTTACCGAGGTTGATTGCTCCTGCCTCATCGCCTACGTCGATGAGCCGCTGAATCTCGTTGGTCAGAGTGCGCAACGCCTCGGGTCCGCTCTGCCCCTTCTTGGCGAGGGTGCCGAGGCCCTTGGTGAGCGGAGCGATGATCTTCTCCGGCTCCATCCCGGCTTCCTCGAAGACGCCCATCATGGCCGTGGCCTTGCCAAGGTCCATCCCGAGTTGCCGCATGGCCGGGCCGCCCTTTGCAGCCAGCCCAATGAGTTCGTTGACGGGTATCTGTGTGGACTGAGAAGCGTTCTTGAATGAATTGAGAGCAGCTACTTGCTCTTTCGCGTCCTTGAGCGAGTACGCCTTGAAAACCTTGCCCAGCTGACGTACGTCGATGGGTTCTTCGGCGATGCGCGATAGGTTGGCGATATTCGTGGTGACCTCAACGAGACCGTCACCGGTTTGCCCAAGCGCCTTGTTGACTTGAGCGGTCATCGAGCCGATTTCCCCAGTGGTAAGGGGTACTTGGCTCGCGATGTCCATCGTGGCCTGCTTGAGGCCTTCCAACGCCGGGCCAGTCTCACCGGTCTTGAGGCGCAGCCTGTCGAACACCTCGTCGTACGACTCGCCGAGGTCGTACAGCTGCTTCATGGCGGCGGCAGCCCCGGCGCCCAACGCAGCGAGCCCAGCGCCCGCGACGGCGCCCGCCGCCGCGCCGAGAGCCACTGCCCCTGTCTCTGCGGTTCCCAGCGCCGCGCCGAGGCCTGTCGCACCACTGCTCAGCCTGCCCAGCATCGCCCCAAGTACGTTGCCCCCCGCGCCAAGGCGATCAGCGGCAGAGCCCGCTCTGCCTAGCGCACCGCCCAACACATTCACTGCGGCGGCGGATTCGCGGTGTCCGGCCGTGTTGTCCTGTTGGGCCCGACGTTGGTCCCTGAGCGCGCGCGTCAGATTGTCGGCCGCGAGCACCTGCGCGCGGCGGGCGCGTTCGACCGCTTCTTCGGCGGCCTTGCGTTGGCCGGCAGAGGCGCTGGACTTCTTGCGTACGTCCTCCAGCCGGGTCTCGGCTACGACAAGGCGCCCCGCAGCGTCGGCTTCGGCCTTCCGCGCAACCTGTACCTTTTTGGAGGCCGCCTCCACCTTTTTGAGGCCGGACTCGGCTCGCTTGGTGCCCTCATCGAGACCGGATGCGAGCTGCTGCCCCATGACCTTGCCCGAGCGGCCGAAACGCTTTTCGGCCTTGTCGGCGATCTTCTCCACGCCCTCGTCCAGATGAGAGGCCTCCGGCCAGAGTGAGACCAGGACGCGGGCCAGTTCGATGGTTTCGGTCACGGGTCTCCTCTCTTTTCCGGGCCGATCACTCGGCCTTGGGTCGGGGGTGTGCGGGCGTAGTTCTCGGCGCGTAGCCGCTCGAACTCCTCCAAGGTCATCGCGTCGAACGAATCGATGCGCCTTGGGTTTTGCTTCTGTACGGGCGGCTCTTCGGGTACGCCGGGGCGGGGCATCCGACGCTGGACTTCGATGAGCCCTTCGTTCTGCTCCATCTGGGTAGCGATGAGGTGGGCTTCCTTCGTCCACCCGCCGACTGCCAGAAACACAGAGCTATTCGCCGGGGGCGCAAGAACTATCGAGGCGAACTCATCCAGCGAGAGGTCTGTTCCGATGTCCTTGGCGCGGAATCCCAGGGCTAGAAGGTCGCGCTGAACCGCGTGCCAGTGATCACCGAACACACGGGTCAGCGCACCTATTTTTCCGCTGAGAGATTCGCCTCGGCGAACCAACCATCAAGGAACACGCGGAACTCCTCCGGCGGCAGTTCAACGACGTTCCGCTGGATGGATTTCGGCACGTCGGCGTGATCCATCCAGATGAAAGGTTGGAAACGGGGCGCGGCGTTGTAGAGCTCCCACCAGAACACGTTGTCCGGCGGTGCGATAGCTGTGATCTTCGGGAAGAGGATCACAACCCCTGCGGCGCTGGTGTATTCGTACAGCGGCGTCCCATCCGGGTACGGCGAGACCGTCTTCGGCTTCGGCGGGACAGCCCCCGCCGGAGCGGGGGCGTCCTCACCTGCGGCCGTAGCGGCGGCCTTGCGCGGCGCTGCCTTCTTGGCGGGCGCCTTGCGTGCGGTGCTCAAATGGTCACCACGCCGTCGTTCCAGTACTGGTAGCCGTGGTTCCCGTCAGTGTCGGGGAACGGCTTGAGCGTGCACTCGTAAGCGGCCAGCTCGGAGTGGACCCACTTGAGCGGGCCAACCGAGGTGATACGACCGATCGGGATGACCAGCCGCATCGAGATCAGGTTGTAGAACCCTTCGATCAGCCACGCTCCGGTGTCGAGGAGCTTCGAGTTCAGCTTCGCCGCGATCTCAGCACCACTCGTGGTGCTGGCCGGGGTCACGGTGACGTTGCCGCTTCCGTGCACAGCCTTCTGCACGTCAGCGTTCATCACCTGGAGCAGCTTGAACTTCAACTCCAGGCCGTACTTCTCCTGGAGCACGGCGACCAGGTCGCCGCCCCAGTTGTTCTCTTCCTTGTTGGAGCGGTCCTCGGTGCGCTCAACACCGTCCACGCCAACATGTCCGAGGTTCTTGAACGCTGCGTCAGGCGCACCGATTGCCGTGGTGGGCAAGGTGGTTCCAACCGCAGCGCGCAGGATGCCGCCGGTAACTCGCGGAGACGGGGCGGCCAGCTCCAGCACATTGTTGAGAGCCATGCGGGCTTTCCTCTCGTGATATGCGAAAGGCCGCCCCGGTTGGGACGGCCTCGTTTTCTCCCGCGCGAGGGCGGTGAGTTAGGGGGTGATCGGCGAGCCGAGGGGCTTGCCGGTGACGATCCAGGTCGCTTGGGACCGGTAACGCGCCATGTTCGGTACGTCAGGATCGGGGGTTCGGTGCGTGAGTACGTCGGCGACCGCGTGACTGATGAACCAGCCATTTACCGTCTCGCCAGAGGCAGCTCCGAGTAGGGCCGTTGCCGTGATGGAGGTGTCGGCGGCGGCGTCTTCGTCAGCGTTGTAGCTGTGCAGGATCGTGTGGAGTCGAAACTCCAGCGGGTTGATCTGTCCCCCACCGCCAAACTCAGTGCGCAGGAAAGGTGCTGGCTTCGTGCGGTTCGGGGGCGTCGGCGGCAACTTGGTCCCCACCGCTACGGTGACTTCCGCGCGGCCACTGAGGTAGATGCCTGCGACCTTTTCCAAGTCGGGGTGAAGCATCGGTGGGTACAGGCCCACTTACTTGCCCCTTATCTGGTTTACGGCCTTCATCAGGGTGGAGTTCTTGGCATCGTCAGCGCGGGCTTCTGCTGTTTCCGGCTCCACGAATGCCCTCGGGCGCTGCGTGTTCGAGCGCTTTTGCATCGTGACCTTGTATCCGGGACCGCACGCGTCGGCCAGCTCCTCGGCCTTCTTCTTCACGTATTCCGCGTGGAGGTGCCGGATGCGCCGGTAGCCGCGCATGTTGTAGATGATCTTCGCCATGTCAGCCAACCCGCCTGAGCTGGATCTCCCCGCCAAACAGCTTGTTGTACTTGGCCCATGGCCCATTTCGCCAGTCACCATCTACGCCCGGCCCGACGACCTCGAACCGGCGGCCCGCGATATCTACTTCGTCCTGGTTGAAGTACTGCTCAGGCTTTCGCACGAGCATCGTCACCTCTGAGACGTACCGCGCCACGGTGTCGGCGGAGATCGGCTCTTGGGAGTACTTCCGGTAGAACGCGATTGCTTTCCGCATGACCGGGTCCTCGGATACCTCGCCGACCGCGTTGCCGTGGCTATCGACGGCTGCCGGTACCGCCGGGGTGAATGCGTAGTACGGGATGCTGTGGGGTTCAGGGAAGATCATCCGACGACCTGAATCCGATACCCAGCCAGCCGGTCTACTTGGTGGCTGGTGAGCGCGAGTCCAATCCCGGCGCCGAACTTGATTTGGAAAGGTCCGCCCTTGACCTCGCTCGCCGCCGACGCGGGCAATTCGATTGCCTTGGCGGCCAACTCCAGGATCACGGCCTTCACGTCCATGGGTACGTCCTCATACCCGTGGGTGAATGTGACCTGTGCGGGCCGGTTGGCCGGGTACCCGTACACCGGCCAGTAGTAGCGGCGGGGCCACGTCACCGTGTTCCGGTTGATGAACCCCGCCGCGTCCCACTCGTATTCAGTTGTTTCGAGCTCCCGGTCCTCCACGATGACCTTTTCCACGTCGGTGACGTGAAGGGAGGGCAGCATGATGACGCCCATTTGGCCTACGGCGCAGCGGAGATCGACCACCCGCTCGGATGGCGCGATGTGCCATCCGCAGTACTTGCGAACACCGGCCTCGGCGCAGCGGAGAAAGAACTCCGGGTCGCCGTCGTTGAACTTATTGAGGTCGGCGAGTTCGACAAGGTTCCCGGCCATTTAGGCGCCCGCGTCTCCGGTGTTGTTGCCGGGCTTGGCCGGTGCCGCTGCCTTGGCGGGGGCGGCCTTCTCGGGCTTGGGCGCGGAGGCGGTGGCAGGAGTGGGCGGAACTGTCTTCTCGGGTGCTGTCGGCTCAGTCTTCTTTTCGAGCTCGGGCGCGGGGTCCTTGTCGCTTGAGGCGTCAGCCCAGTCGGCGATCTTCTCGTCCACCGAGGCGGTGTCTTCCCCGACCGTTACCAGCAGCGCACGGCGTGCCTTGAGCGCGGCGATGGTGTCCTTGGCGAAGTCTCGCTTCTCGTTCTTGGCCATCAGGTTTCTCCTCAGATCGGTTGGCCTGGCGGCCCCGCCCCGCCGGGGGTCACCCAGCAGGGCGGGGGCCAGGGAACGGTCAGAACGTCGGGGCGGTCAGACCCGAGATCTCGACCACGGACTGCGCGTAGCGCTCAGCGGTGAAGGCCAGGTAGCCGTACACCTGGAGAGTCACCGTGAGGTTCTTGCCGCCGACCTCGTTGAGGACGCGAGTACGGATACCCGACTCGAACAGCAGCAGGTCGTTCGCCCGAACCACGTACACCAGGTCCTCGTTGGTACCGGTGCCGTAGGCAGTGCCGATGTTGGGGTCGGTCACCACGGGGAGGCCCTGCAGTTCGCCGACAACCTGCTGCGACGCGACCGCGTCCAGGGTGGCGACGTTGTTCAGGCTGCGACCGGCGGGCAGAACCAGCGGGCGCAGATCGCCGTCCAGCTGACCGGTCAGCCAACCCCAGCGACGCGGGTGCATCACGATGTGCGTCGGGGGCAGGTAGCGGGAGCTGTGCACCCGCTGGATACCGTCCGCGATAGCCGCGTAGAACGACTGGAGCGTCAGAGCGGTGATCGCGATGGACTGGATGCCAGGGGTGTTGTGGACACCCTTGACCTGACCTGCCGCATTGCTGCCGGCCAACACCTGGAGGTCAACCTTGGTGCCGTAGTCGGCGATGAGGTCCTGGAACACGACCTCGTCAAAGTTGATGGGCGACTGGTCAAGCAGCTGGATAGCGACATCCTGCGAACCGGCGGCAGTCTTCACGTCCGCCCGGATGGAGCTGTCCTGGAGATCCTGCTCGGCCACGGCGGCGTTGTCGGCCGTCTGCATCCCGACGAGCGTTCCCCGCGTCACCTTGGGGATGTTGATGCTGTCGGTGCCAGCCGGGAGCGGCTGCTGCTGAACCAGGTTGGCGAAAGCACGCCCGGCGCGGGCGAGTTCGATGTACTGGCTCACCAGGTGGATGGGCGGCACGAAGTACCCGCCGTTGCCGTCCACGCGGTCCAGGTCGCGGTACTCCTGGCCCTGAACGTCAACGGCGTGGCGCCGGAGCCGTTCGGTGGCCTGGCCGTCCTGGTCCATGTTCAGGGACCGGCGGAGCAGATCCTTGAAGTACGAGCGGCCATTGCCCTTCTCGTAGGCGGCGGCTTCCTTCACGGACTCCACGCGAGAGATGGCCTTGCGGACCTTCGTCGCGTTCTCGTTGAGGCGGCCGGAGCGCTCGATTTCCTCGGACAGCTCCTTGATTCGCTCGTCCAGGCCCTCGCACTCGGTCTGCTTCTTGGCGATTTCCGCGCTCTTGACCCGGAACTCGGTGTCTTCCTCGGTGGTGAGGTCTTCGCGGGCCTCTTCCTTGACGAGGTCGGTGATGGCGGATCGCTCAGCCATCAGCTTCTCCAGCTCGTCGCCTGCCTTTGCACGCAGCGCGATGAGCCGCTTGAGACGTTCCTCCATGGGAGCGTCCCTCCTTTCGGATTGTCCCCAAATTGGTTGGGGTGGTTCGGATATGGATTGGCGGCCCGAGCTGGGCACCAGCGGCCACCGAGCGGGTGGCGGCTGTTCGACCCGCGCACGAAAAAAGGCCCCCCGAGCTGGGAGGCCTTTTGATGTGGTTGTGGGCGGGTGGAATCTGGAGCGGTGCAGCGGTTTACCGCTACACGCGTGGGTTACTTGCCGCTCTGGGCAAGTGCTTCATCGAGGGTGAGGCTCTTTCCGTCCTCGCTGGCGAAGCCCTGGCGGGTGAGGGCTTCGCGCAGCGACATGCCCTTCGGAGCGGGGTCGGCGTGTTGCCGAGTCTCGGCGAGGCGTCGGTTCGCTTCCGCCGCAGCATCTGAAGCGGCAGCAGCAGCGGCAGCAGAACGTCTGAGGTCGTCGGCTGCCATTCCGACCGGGCCACCGATACGGACTGGTCCACCGAGCTTTTCGAGCGCGGCGCGGGCGCGGCGCAGGATGTCTTGATCGGAGCGCGCTTCCGCGAGCTGGCGGGGGTCGCATTCCGCGAGCATCGCCAAGGCTTCATCCACGGACTTCAACTCCGCCGAGGTGCTCGGGTTGGCGCCGAAGTTCACGACCGACACGTCTCCCTTGTGCAGAGATACCTCGGTGATGCACCGGTAGGCGTACTCGTCGTCGGGGAACTCGGGGGTGGACTTCCACACCTGGTTCTTGACGCGGAACGCAAACGACATCTCATCCATGTCCTTGCGGCGCATCTTGGGTGCGAGTCGCTGCACGTCGGGGTCCAGCGGGTCGAGCAGCGAATCTGTCAGCAGGCCAATACGGTCCACGCCGAGCTGGAGAGTCCCCGACTTGGTGCGCGCCAGCGGCATTCCCTCGTGGTTGATGAGCAGGTGTACGTCCGGGTCCTCGCGGAGGGTGGCGTTGAACGCGCCCCTGTCTATCTGTTCGATCCAGCCTCCGTTGGCGGGGCCTCCGTACATCTCGTACGGCTCGAACGTGGACGCGTAGCCGGTCAACCGGAGACCGCCCCCGCCCGAATCGGAGCGGAGATCGAACATCGGGATGGAGCGGTGCTCCCACACATCCTTACGGTTCTCCCGGTCGGCACGAGTTATCTTGGGCTTCATTGGTCCTCCTGTCCTGGGTCGCCTTCGACCTCGTCGGGTTCGGCGGCAGGGTCTTCTTCGGGGGTCTGTTCGGGTTGGCCGGCAGGGGCGCTGTCCGCTGGCGGGACATACCCGAGGGGCGCGTAGTTCATGGGCTGGAGCCGGATGTTGCCGTTCTCCACCGGTCCCATGTCTTCCTTGGCGCGCATCTCGTCCACGCTGTAGATGCCGATCTCGCGGCCGATCTTGTACGCCTCGAACCGGGACTTCATGTCGCCGCGCAGCAGGTCGTCCAGGGTGAACTTGACGTACTGCCCCTTCGGGAGGAGCAGCGAAAGGGACTGCTCGATGCAGGTCAGCCAGGCACGCAGCGTGAACTTCACGAAGCCGAGGGTCTGTTGCTCAATGCCGGTGCCCCAGCTGGTGGATTTCTCGGTGTCGCCAATCATGTGAGGCGGGATGCGGAATAGCATCGCGATCTCGCCGCGCTGGTAGCGGCGGGTTTCAAGGAACTGGGATTCGTTGGGGCTGATAGCGATTGGCTTCCACTTCAACCCGCCGGTCAGGATGGCAGGGCGGCGACGCCCCGAGTGGGAGGCAATCCAGCGCTGCATCACGCCCTTGGTCTGGTCCGTATCCAACGTCTGGTCGGTTTCCAGCACTGAGGACGGGTTCGCGGAGTCCTTGAAGTAGTTGAGGCCGTATCGCTCAGCGGCCAAGGCGATTCCGACTGCGGCAGCGGCCCGCTGTACCGGAGACAACCCGAGCGCGGCGCCCGCTACCGGGTACCGCTTGATGTGAACCACATCGGCGGCGGGAACTTTCGTCCCATCTACCAGGTAGGTCGGTTCCATCCAGCCGTTCTTGGCGGCGACGTTCACCGTCATAAAGTCGGGGTGGACGGGCATGATCGCTTTGGGGGTGTCGTCCGGGTTGCGTGCCGTGATGTAACCAAATCCGTTACCGGTGACCGCGAGTGCTTCCATCGTCATCCAGATCCAGTCGAACAGGGTGGTTTCTGGATAGGGGTTGGTGATGAGCTTTGGCTGCGGATCGACGGGTACTGGGATGCCGCCTTGCAGCTGGTATGCGGTGAGGCTGAGTGAGGCGATGGTGTCGGCGAGTAGCGTGACGCAGGCGGTGAACGCCGCGACCTGCGTTTCGCGGGCTCCGCGCGGGGTGACGCTGTAGCTGTTGCTCCCCCACGGGTACATCGCGTCGTCTTCGGCGGGTGTCGGAACGAAGGATGAGCCGGTGAGGACTCGCGCCTCAGGTGCACTGAACGCGCGCGACAGGAAGCTCACTGGCCATCGGCCTTCGGTGCGCGGTTGGGCGGGTCGATAGCAAGCCCGATGAGAATCAGTGCGAGACCGCCCATTACGAGACCGATCCACGGCGCCAACACCCAGCCCCCGGCGACTAGCACCGCGACCCCGGCCAGCTCGAACCCGGCCGAAATGAGGGGGCGCATCAGTAGAGGTCTTCTTTCTGCCACTCCATGATTTCCTCCTCGGAAGGCCATTCGTGCACGTCAGGCACCTTTTCGGGTCCGGCGAGCCGGACTGATTCAGCCCATGCAGCCGCCGCGCAGGCGACGAGGGGGCTTGCGTCGATGGGACTGCCTTGCCGGTCGAAAACCCATGCGTCACCGAGCTTTTTGGCGACTGTCGCGACGGCAGCTGTATCTAGGGCGGGTTGCGAGCGGTGGCGGACGATTCGCTGTACTACCTGGTCGTAGAAGTCGCCGCAGCCCTTGGTGAGGTCGCCGCCGCCCCACTCCAGGACCGGGATACCGGCCTCGACCATGTCCTCGATGAACCCTGAGGCCGGAGCGCCGCGCGCCTGCACGGCGACGGTCTGGAACTTTCCGGGGCGTGCCTTGAACCACGGAATGATCCAGTCGGTACCGCGCTCCGCTGCAACAACTTCCACGTGGAGTAGGTCGTCGGCTCGGCGGGCGGCGATTGCGACGTAGCCGCGTGATCGTTGCCAATTCACATCAACGGCAGCCCACACAGGCGCCCCCTCAGCTCGCCGCGACAGCTCATCCAAGGTGGCTTGCCAGTCTTCGGCGGGGATGATGCCGGGGGCTAGCGAATCAACCCACTGGCATAGGTGTTCGGTCTTAAACCCGGCGATGTCAGCGCGTTTCGCTTCGAGCTTCCCCGCGACGGACGCTTCGTCGTGCCCGTCAAGCCAGCCCATCGCCGGGTTCGCCATCGGCCAGACGGAACGGTCGTACGGGTCAGAGTCATCCGGCGCGGACCACTCGAACAACCCGAGCTGGGTCTCCTCGGTCTTACCGGCGATTATCGCCTGCAAGCAGCCGTCCCGGACCGACCGCAGCACGATGGATTTCTTGTCCCCGGCGTTACTGGCGGTAACGGCTTGGCTGTACTTGCGGGCGGTGGTGGTGGGGACAACCGCGTCCCAGGTCTCCCAATTGGTGTGCTCACGAAGCTCATCGAGCATTGCGAGGTCAATTGAGAAGGAGCGTCCCGCTTTTCGGTTCTGGGCGACAGCCCGCCAGGACCGTTTCCCGGTTAGGAACATCGCGTGCTTGCCGTTGGCGGTACGGTGCCGGACAAACTCCAGCCGGAGCTTCGAGCATTCCTTCACGTCATCCACGACGGCGGAGAGCGTGCCCTCCGCGTACTCCAGCCCTTGTGCCGCGATGACCACCGTCTTGGCGGCCGGGCACCCGGCAGTCGATATGCCCTTGCTGTCCAGGTACAGCCGCCAGAGGCCAAGCCCCTTAAGCCACTGGGTCTTCCCGTTCTGCCGCGCGATGAGGATGACGACTGTGCGGAGCCGGAACCCTGTACCGTCCGCGCCTTTCTCCAAAGCGTGGATATACAGCCACTTTTGGTACGGCAGGAGCGTCCAGCCGAGGAAATTCTCCAGAAAACCGATGCACTCGAATCCCCAGGAGGTATCCGGGTTCAGACCACAGCCGCACTCGCAGGCATCCGGGCGGCTGGGGTCGCAGTGCGCGGCGAGGGGCGGCGTGTACAGGCGGGGTTTGGTGTACCCCTTAAGCGTTGGTGCGCTTACGACGCCAGTCGTCAAGGTCGCTCACCGGGGCTTCGTCGCCGTCGTCGCCCTCGTCGTCCGGGTCGGGCAGGTTCGGCGGCTCGTTCATCCCTGGCGTCGCGGCGTCCAGCCCGTAGAGCCGGGTCTGCTGTGCGAGGAGCCTCCGGCAGAACTCGGCTGCTTTCACGTCGCCGTTCAGCGCGTTGCCGAAATGGGCCCGAAACAGCGCCTCCGAGCGCTCCACGTGCATCGCCAACGCCTGATCCGCTAAGTAATCACGGCGTTTCGCCGCCTTGGCCATCTCCCGCTGAACGATCTTCTCGACGGCGGTGTGAGTGATGTTGTGCCGCTCACCGATCTGCCGGTACGGGACACCAGCGATGAACAGTTGGAGCACTTGCGCGTCGCGCTTGGCCCGGGTGATCCGGTCCGTCACCGGCCCCCGGCCTTCGCGGAGCGGACGCCGGGTGGCGGCGTGGTCGGGGGGTGCCCGGCGTGCCGCTTCTTCGGGGCGAGGGTGATCTCGATGTAGCCGGTGTCCTTCTTGCGGGTGTTCCTGCGCACCAGGCCCGGCCACTGCTTCTCCAGCTCCTCGACGCTGAAAGCGACCTTGGCGGGGGTTCTTTGGAACTCACCGGGCGCCTGGCAGCCGCCAGGGTCCGTGTAGTAGTTCGCTTGGGCGGCAATTCCGTCGTGCCGGACTGTGCCACCGTCGTACCACCATGCGCGCAGGCTCGTTTCGTGCTCGTCCTTGTACGGGACGGTGAACTCGTGGACGGGATGGCCGGGCCGGTTGAAGAACCCGATCACGGTGAAGATCAGAAATCGGAGGCCTTCGCTGACGCGGCCCGGCGACATGTAGAAGGCATTGACGACCGGCGACAGACCCCACACGTACAGGTCCCGCCCAGCGGTCTCGGTGAACATCCGCCGGAACAGTGAATCCACATCAGCCACGGGGCGAAGGGTTTTCGAGTCCACTGCCTCCACCAGGCCCGTCACGTCGTCGTCCAGGCACACAATCGGGGTACCAGGCGCGAACTGGGTGGGTATGTAGGTCCGCTGTGCCGTGATACCGCGCATCGGGGTGGCGTTGAGGCGGACACCCGTCCTGCCGGCCACCTCCTGGTAGGCCTCCAGCTGCGGATCGTTGTCGTGGATGAACACCGTGATCCGGGCCGGGTCCACTCCGGTCGCGTTCAGCCAGGCGAGCGTCTTCCGCTCCAGCCCTTCGGCGCGCTGGTAGGAGGGGATCACGATCTGGTACTCGCGGGCCGGGGCGCGCCTCACTAGGGCTGCCTCCGCTCAGCGATGAGCCGCGCCTGATTCTGCTCCCGAGCGGTGCGCGCCTTTTGGGCGTATTCAGTCTCCAATGCACCCTCCAAGCACGATTTCATGCCCTTGAGGGCGTAATAGACGACGCTCAGCCGGTATCCGTCCGGCTTACGGAGCTGCATCGGGGTGACCCCATGCACCAGCTGATGACCCGGGAAGAAGACCGCGGTGCTGTCTCGGCACGGCAGCACCACCCCGTACTCGGGGATGTGCAGGTGCCCACCGTTCATGCCGCGCCGGAACACTGGCATCGCGCTCCAGGTTGGGAAGTTGAACCCGTCGCGGTGGTAGGGCAGCGTCGAGCTCCGGTTGATGACACCCGAAGTCCAGAGCTCGGAATCGCCCAGCTTCCAGGTAGATCCGACCTGGAGCATGGTTTCCCGGTCGCGGGCCTCGATTTTCGCGTCAATTTGGCGGAGCATCCTCGCCAGCGCCCCGGCCCACGCATCCAGCGCTGCCTCGGCTGCCGGGAACTCCTTGGCGACACCGGACGCCCGGCACGCGTCGCGGCTGTAGCTTGGCCGCCGGGGCTGGTACCCGAAGTTGGCCGACAGGTTCTTCGCGCCCGACGCACGCCGCAGATCCGTGTACTTCAATGACAGGCAGGCCCGCCGCAGATCCGGCGCCTCCACCGGCAGCACCGCCATCACGGTCTCACCGGTATCGGCGTCTGTAGCGATGAATGGCTCGCTGTGGGTCGGCTCGTGCTCCCCGACCCACGTACCGACGAGGGTTGTCGCCTCCTCCGGGCTCACCACCCGCCGTAAACTCAGCCGCTCCACCGGTGTCACTCCGCGACCGCTGGCGCTGCGTCCAGCGCGGTCTCTTCCTGCTTGAGCAGGTGCACCAACACGGATGCGTTGCTCTCCAGTGCGTGAGCGTCCGCCACCCGCTGCAACGTCTCGACCACCCACAGGTACTCGTCGCCGACGAACGTCATCACGACCATCCGCTGGTCGGACTGGTCATAGTTGGTCTTCAAGTCCTCCAGGGACGTTGCGGTGCCCTGGTTTCCGGCCAACTCGTCCTCCGGCACCGGTTCCAGCTCCTCCAGGGCCGCCGCCAGGTCATCGAGATCGTCTTGCACGTAACCGGTGCCATCCAGGGTGTCCAGGGACTCCAGGATTTCCAGCAACGCCTCGTTGTCGTACCCACCCAAGGCTGGGATCTTGTTGTCAGCAACGACAATCGCCTTGGCCTGCTGCTCATCCACGTCCACCAGCCAGCAGTCGATATCTGCCCAGCCGAGTTCCCGCGCCGCGAGCAAGGTGTGGTTACCGGCCAACACCTCGTTGGGGCGCCCGGTGTGCGTCCCACGGTTCACCACGATGGGCCGGTACTGGCCATTGGCGGTAAGCGAGGCCGCGATATCCGGGACCGAACCTCTACGCGGGTTGCCCTTGAAGGTTTTTAGCTGGGACACGGGTAGCCGCGCAGCCGAATTAACTGCGGTACCTGCGGTGTTAACTGTGGGATCAGTCATGCGGGCGCGCTCCTAGCTGGTAGCTGCTGGCTAACTTCTTGGCAACATTTTTCGAGGGGGGGCGGAACCCTTGCCGGTCCGAGGGACCTTGGGCTCGGCGGGCAACTTTTCACCCCGCCCCCGGGTATCTGCTGTGGCCGTGTGGTCCGTTGGGGCCTGGTGACGAGGGGTTCGTCTCTGGGTCGGGGTCGTTCGGTTGTGTGCTCGTACAGCGATGGTGGTGGGGTTGGGTCCGCAGCGGTGTTGGCGCGGTTGGCTAACTCGCCTCGTTCCCCGAGGTTGGGAGGGGTGTTAGCCAACGGTGCCCGGGTGTTAGCTGGGTGTGGGGCGTTGTTAGCTGGCGG